CCAGCGATCGGCGCGGGCATCGTCGCGGGGTTCGTGGCCAGCGCGGACGTGGTCTACGCGCCCACCGTCGAGAGCGGGTCGGGGCCGGAGCCGGAACCGTCGTACGGCCGGCACCGCCCCGCGCCGCCCGTCCCCGCGAAGAAGCGCAAGCCGAAGAAGAAGCCCGCGCCGCTGTTCGTCGAGCGGCCCGCGGTCGTGGTCCTGCCGCCCCTCGTGCCTGTCGGCGCCGAGTGGGCGGATCCCGTCGCCGACGAAGAGGCCGCGGTCGTCGCGGCGCTCTACGCCCTCAACGTCTGGTAGGAGACCCCTATGAGCCACGAACGCCGCAGCCGCACGACGAAGGTCGAGGTCCGCGCCGCGAAGGAGGGCCCGGGCACGATCGTCGGCCACGCCGCCGTCTACTTCATCCCCGGGGACGAGGGGACGAGGTATATGCTCTGGGACGATATCGAGGAGCGCGTCGCGCGCGGTGCCTTCGACCGGGCGCTCCGCGAGCGCCAGGACGTCCGGGCACTGTTCAACCACTCGCCCGACCACGTCCTCGGCCGCTCGACGGCCGGGACGCTCCGGCTCGCGACGGACCAGCGCGGGCTCGTTTACGAGGCCGACGCCCCGGACACCCAGGCCGGCCGCGACACCGTCGCGCTGGTCAAGCGCGGCGACGTGACGGGGTCGTCCTTCGGCTTCCGCGTCGTGAAGGACACGGTGACCCGGGAGACCCGGGACGGGCGCCCGTACTACATCCGCACGATCGAGGACGTGGACCTCTACGACGTCTCGCCGGTGACGTTCCCGGCCTACGACGGCGCCGACGCCGGGGCCCGGGCCGCGATCGTGGCGCGCGCGGTCGGCGGGGACCCCGCGGCCGAGGCCGAGCGGATCCGGGCGGCGGCCGACAGCGACGACGAGGCGCGCGCGGAGGCCCGCCGGCGCCGGATCGAGGTCGCCCGGCGGTCGTGACGGTCGGTCGGGCCGCGGAAGAAGTTCCTTGCGCGGCCCGCGAGATCGTGTAGCGTCCTGACCGTTCCACCTGTGCAGCGCGGTCCGCGGGCCCAAGCGCCCGCTGGCCGCGCCGAGTGCGAGGTAGTCGCGCCCCAGCGCGCGGCGGCTCGCGGAAGCCCACCACCCCGGGCCCGCGGTCGCCTTGTCGGCAGTTCCGGGCCCTCACCCGGAGACGCAGCCCATGGCCCGCACGCTGAAGGACATCCTCGACGAGAAGGCGACCGCCCGCGCCGCCCTCGTGAAGTTCCGCGACGAGACGGACGCGAAGGCCGCGTCCGAGAAGCGGAAGTGGACGAAGGAGGAGGACGCCCAGTTCGAGAAGATCGGGGCGGACTTCGACGCCCTCGACCGCGAGGAGAGCCGCGCCCGCCGCTTCGAGGCGCTCGGCTCGCCCCAGGTCGAGGAGCGCGCCAAGCCCGGCCGCGAGGACGTCAAGCCCGGCCAGGGCGGCCCCGGCGCGTCGGCCGACGAGGAGACGCGCGCCCGCGCGATCGTCGGCTGGTTCGCCGAGCAGTCCGGCGAGGGCGCGACGGAGGAGGAGGTCGAGGCCGCCCGGGCCTGCCGCCTCAACCTGCGCGCGCGGACGCTGACGATCCCCGTCGCCCGCACGTCGGACTTCCGCCGCGTGCAGGAGGTCCGCCGGACCGTCTTCGGTGCGGAGCGCGAGGCGGCCCTGCGCGAGGTCGAGCTGCGCGACCTGTCGGTCGGCAGCAACGTCGCCGGCGGCTACATCGCCGCGCCCCCGGAGATGGTGCGCCGGCTCGAGATGGCCATGCTCGACTTCGGCGGCATCTACGAGCTGGCCGAGGTGATCCGCACGGCGGGCGCGAACCCGATCTCGTGGCCGTCCGCGAACGACACGAGCAACTCGGGCGAGTGGCTCTCCGAGGCCGAGGACGCGACGGCGACGTCGGACAGCGTGGACCCGACGTTCAAGAAGACCCAGTGGTTCGCCCACAAGGTCTCCTCGAAGCCGATCCGCGTCTCGTTCGAGCTCCTGCGGGACTCGGTCTTCGACCTCCCGGGGATCATCGGCGCGATGCTCGGCGAGCGCATCGGCCGGGCGAAGGCGACGGCGTTCGCGACCGGCAGCGGCGCGGGCCGCCCGCGCGGCCTGACGCTCGACACGACCCTCGGCAAGACGGCCGCGGGCGCCGCCGCGATCACGACGGACGAGCTCATCGACCTCGTGCACTCGGTGGACCCGGCGTACCGCAAGCAGGGATGCGCGTTCCTGATGAAGGACTCGACGGTCCAGCTGATCCGCAAGCTGAAGGACTCGACGAACCAGTACCTCTGGCAGCCGGGGATGCAGGCCGGGGCGCCGAACATGCTGTACGGCTTCCCGGTGTTCACGTCCCAGGACATGCCGGCGGCGACGACCGGGCTCAAGTCGGTCGTGTTCGGCCAGCTCTCGTCCTACAAGGTCCGCGAGGTCGGCGCGATCCGGCTGCGCCGGTTCGACGAGCTCTACGGCGAGACGGACCAGACCGGCTTCATCGCGTTCCACGAGGCCGACGGCGGCCTGCTGGACGCGGGCGGCAACCCGGTCAAGCACCTCATCCAGGCGTAGTCGGTGGCGTGACCGCCCGAGTCGCCAACCGCCGCGGCGTCGAGAACGCGCTCTCCGCAAGGGGACGTGCCTCGGCGCCGCGGCCCGCACCCCGCGAGGGGCGCATCGAGACCCGCACGCTTCCCCTGCCCGCCCCGTCTTCCCCGCCCCGGAGTTCCTGACCATGCGCTGCGACTTCCACAACGACATCAAGTGGACGAACGCCGAGCCGCCCGTCGCGGCTCAGACCGACAACACGGCGATCGTCTCGGCCATCCTCGACACCGCCGAGTACGGCGTAAACGAGTACCTCGGCCTGCTCGGCTCGCTCGCGGACGTGGACGTCTCGTTCACCGTGCTCATGGAGCACGGCGACGACTCGGGCCTGTCCGACGCCGCGGCCGTGCCGGACGCGCAGCTGCTCGGCACCGAGGCGGGCGCGACGTTCCTGTTCTCGGACGACAACAAGGCGTTCAAGATCGGGTACCGCGGCTCGAAGCGGTACATCCGCCTGACGATCACGCCCGCGAACAACACGGGCAACATCTTCTTCGCGGGCGGCTGGCTGCAGGCCATGCCGCGCGTCGGCGGCCTGACGACCCAGGTCGTCTGATCCCTGACGACGTGACGATCGCCGGGGCCTCGCAAGGGGCCCCGGCGCCGTGGAGCCCCGCGCCGTGCTGACCGCCGTCAACCTCATCCCGGGCGAGACCGACCGCGTGCTCGCGCTGGCGGTGGACGACGTGCTCAAGGCGCACATCCGCGTGGACGGCACGCACGACGACGCGCTGCTCGAGGCCTACGCCACGGCCGCCGTCGAGTGGTACGAGGACGCGGCCGACCGGAGCCTCATCGCGGCGACGTGGGAGGCCCGGTGGGACTGCTTCCCCGGACAGCAGTACGACCCCCGCGCGGGATCGTCCTGGTGCGCGCGCCGGGACCGGCTGTCGATCCACCTCCCGAAGTCGCCGGCCGTCTCGGTGACGCACGTGAAGTACCTCGACGGCGACGGGACGCTGCAGACGCTGTCGTCTGCGGCGTACGTCGTGGACACGACGTCGAGCCCCGCCACGATCACGCCCGCGATCGGGTACTCGTGGCCGACCGTCGCGGCGCTCCCCGGCGCCGTGCGGGTGACGTTCACCGCTGGCTACGGCGACGGCCCCGAGGACGTGCCGCAGAAGATCCAGCAGCTGCTCCGATTGCTCGTCGCGCACTGGTACGACCCCGCGCGCGGGCCGGTCGTGACCGGCACCATCGTCAACGAGCTCCCCTTCGCCCTTCGCACCCTCTTCTGGAACACGCGCGCGAACCGCGCCGCGTAGGAGACCTGCCCATGTCGAACCTGTCCCCGACCGCCGCCAACGTGAAGCGCGTGAGCGGCGCGACCTTCCAGAAGATCGCCGGCGGCACGATCGCGCGCGGCGACGCCTGCTACATCAAGGCGTCCGACAACAAGGCGTACCAGGGCCAGTGCGACGGCACCGCGGAGGAGGCCGAGGCCCTCTACATCGCGCTCAACGACGCCGCCGCGGACCAGCCGGTGGTGCTGCAGAAGGGCGGCGAGGTGAACATGGGCGCCATCTTCACCGTCGGCGTCGTCTACTGCCTCTCGGCGACGGCCGGCAAGATCTGCCCGTTCGCCGACCTCGTCAGCACGAACCGGCTGACGATCATCGGCGCGGCGCGCACGACGAGCATCCTGCGCCTCGCCCCGTGCGCGCCGGGCGCCGCGATCGCCTGATCCGATGCCGGCCGCCAGCGCCAAAGACTTCCGCCACCGCGTCACGGTGCTCGAGCAGGGGCCCGAGACGCGGTCGGCGGCGGGCCAGTCGAAGCGCGAGTGGGTCGATCGCGAGGGCCGGTGGGCCCGCGTCGAGGACCTGTCCGCGTCGCTCACGTTCAAGGCCGCGGCCGCGGGCTCGCGCGTGCGGACGATGGTCACGCTGCGAGAGCCGCTCGACGTGCGTCCCATCACGTCGGCGTTCCGGTTCGAGGAGCGCGGCCGCACCCGGGTCCTCGTCGTCGCGGAGGTCCGCCGGCGGCCCGCCGCGGACGTCGTCGAAGTCTTCTGCATCGAGGAGGGGTAGACCGTGGCGCGCGGCCAGGTCCTCGACGTCCAGCTGCACGGCTTCCCCGAGGCGACGGCGGCGCTGCGGGCGCTCCCGGGCGGCGAGGTGCGCAAGGCCCTCGGCGCAGGTCTCCGCGCCGGCCTGGCCGTCGTGCGGATGCGGGCAAAGGCGTTCGCGCCGCGGCGGACGTTCCGGCTGGCCCAGGGCACCTGGACGATCCGCCGGTCGAAGCGCCGGAGCCTCTTCGCGTACCGCCTGGGCGTCCCGGTGCGGGCCGCGCTGGGGATCCGCCGCGGCGCCCCCGGCTTCTACCCGTACTCGCAGGAGTTCGGCTGGAAGCCGTACGGCGGGGCACCGCAGCAGGGCCCGCTCCCGTTCGTGCCGGGCGGCCGCGGTCGCCGGTCGGCCGTGGCGCGTGGCGGCATGACGGCGCGCGCGGCGCGGGCCACCCTGAGCGCCCACGTGCGCAAGGTGCCCGGGCAGCGGTTCATGCGGAACGCGCTCTTCGGCCAGAAGTCGATGGTGCTCGACGCCGTGGCGCGCGAGGTGATGGCCCGCGTCGAGCGGATCACGCCGGCGGCGGCGGCCCGGCGGGCGGTGGAGTTCACGGGCCAGGAGATGACGACGTGACCGACGCCCGCGCACTCCCCACCGGCATCCGCACCGCGACGTACGACTTCCTGCGGGCGGCCGAGTCGCTGACCGGGGTGGACGGCGCCGGCGGCGTGCTCGGCACGTCCGACC